AATCAATAGAGCATTACGATTGCTTGGCGTGTTGGCTGAAGGTGAAACACCTTCTGCGTCCGTGTCCCAAGACGCTTTGATGGCGCTGAATCAGATGATTGATTCATGGAATACCGAGCGCCTATCGGTTTTTAGCACCCAAGATCAGACATTTACTTGGCCTGCCGGTGAAATTACGCGCACTCTCGGCCCATCAGGTAATTTTGTAGGTAACCGGCCTGTATTGTTGGACGACGCAACTTATTACCGCGATGCGGGCACCAATGTGTCTTACGGCATCAAATTTATCAACCAACAGCAGTATGACGGCATTGCTGTGAAAACCGTGACGTCCACGTACCCACAGGTCATTTTTGTCAACATGACCTACCCTGACGTTACGATGAACATTTACCCCAAGCCTACACGGGACTTGGAATGGCACTTTATTTCGGTTGAGGAATTGACTCAGCCCGCCACTTTGGTGACCAATATCTTGTTTCCACCAGGCTATCTGCGGGCGTTCACATACAACTTGGCAATGGAATTTGCACCTGAGTTTGGCGTGGAGCCAAGCCCCCAAGTGCAACGCATTGCAATGACCAGCAAACGCAATCTGAAGCGTATCAACAATCCTGACGACATCATGTCAATGCCTTACGCCATTGTGGCTTCACGTCAGCGGTTCAACATCTACGCCGGTAATTACTGATGCAAACGCCGATTCTTGGCTCCAGCTACGTTGCTCGCAGCATCAACGCTGCCGACAATCGCATGGTCAACCTGTATCCAGAAGCCACGCCAGACGGCGGCAAAACTGCGGCTTTTCTGACGCGCTGCCCTGGCTTGGAATTCTTGCAAACAATTGGCACAGGCCCCATTCGGGCCCTTTGGGCACACCAGACCAATGGGACAAATATCTTTGTGGTGTCTGGCAACGAAGTCTACAAACTTGACGGCATGACCTCCGCACCCACTTTCTTGGGTAATGTCACCGGCACGGGCCCCGTGTCTATTGCCGACAATGGAACCCAGCTTTTCTTTGCCTGCAACCCTGACAGCTACATCTACAACGAAATTACCGACGTGTTCCAACAAATCACCGACCCAGATTTCCCTGGCGCGGTGACTGTGGGCTACTTGGACGGCTACTTTGTGTTCAACGAGCCCAACAGCCAAAAAGTGTGGGTGACGTCTTTGTTGGACGGCTTGTCTGTCGATCCGCTGGATTTTGCCAGCACTGAGGGCTCACCCGACGGCTTGGTGGCCATCAACATAGACCACCGTGAAGCATGGATGTTTGGCACCGACTCAATTGAAGTCTGGTACGACGCTGGCTTGGCTGACTTCCCGTTGACCCGCATCCAAGGTGCGTTTAACGAAATTGGTTGCGTGGCTGCGTTCTCAGTGGCCAAGCTGGACAACGGTTTGTTTTGGCTGGGCACTGACGCCCGTGGCCAAGGCATCGTCTACCGAGCCAACGGCTACACTGGCCAGCGGGTGTCCACCCACGCCATTGAGTATGCAATCGCTCAGTACGGCAACATTTCAGACGCGGTGGCTTACACCTACCAGCAAGAAGGCCACGCCTTTTATGTGCTGACATTCCCCACCGGCAACGCCACATGGGTCTACGACGTGGCCACCCAAGCGTGGCATGAGCGGGCGGGCTGGGACAACGGGGCTTTTACTCGTCATCGGTCTAACTGCCAATGTAATTTCATTGGCAACACCATTGTTGGCGACTTTGAAAATGGCAACATTTACAAGATGACCTTGGATGTCTACGCTGATTATGATGAGCCTCAAAAATGGCTTCGCTCATGGCGAGCCTTGCCCAGCGGTCAAAACAACCTCAAGCGTACTGCCCACCACAGTTTGCAACTGGATTGTGAATCCGGCACGGGCTTGGCCAACGGCCAAGGCGACGACCCGCAGGTTATGTTGCGTTGGTCAGATGATGGTGGCCACACGTGGAGCAATGAGCATTGGTCGCCCATGGGCAAGATCGGCGCGTACTACCAGCGCGTGTTCTGGCGTCGGTTGGGCATGACGCTCAAGCTGCGGGATAGGGTCTATGAAGTGTCTGGCACCGATCCTGTAAAGGTCGCCATTATGGGCGCTGAATTGATTCTGAGCCCGACCAATGCCTGAATTACTTAATATAACGAACCTACCTTCGTCGCGGGTCGAGTTTATCGACCCTCGCACGGGGTTGATGTCGCGTGAGTGGTATCGGTTCTTTTTGAACATATTCACTTTGGTTGGCGGCGGCAACAACCAAACATCGTTGGATGACTTGCAACTTGCGCCGCCTTTTGTGCCCTCTACTGGCGGCGGCTCAGGTACGGTAACTTCGGTCGATGTATCGGGTGGCACTACAGGCTTGACCACTTCTGGTGGCCCGATCACCACCAGCGGCACAATTACGCTTGCTGGTATTTTGAATATTGCCAACGGTGGCACAGGAGCCTCAACGGCGGCAGGCGCTCCCTTCGCGCTCAAAGGTGCCAACGCCGACATCACCAGTTTGTCTGGCCTTACTGGGGCCATCAGTAGCCCGACCTACGTGCAGTTTGACACTCTATACGCTACCGCGCTTACCGCAGGGCAGTTGGGTTGGGATGGCAACAATACTTTGGGCTTGGGTATGGCGGGTGGTAATGTCACCCAACATATTGGCGAGGATCAATTTTTCTATTGCAAAGCCACAAGCGCAATTACCAAAGGCCAAGTTGTCATGTTTACTGGCGCAGTTGGTGCCAGTGGCGTACCAACGGGGGCTCCAGCTACAGGCATTACAGACGGCGCATACATTATGGGTATCGCCGCTGAAGCAATACCATTCAATGACTTTGGTTTGGTTCAATCTTTTGGTACTTTGCGAAATGTAAATACATCGGGATACGCCGATGGAGATATTCTTTGGTACGACCCTTCGGTAGCAGGTGGGTTGACAAAAACCAAACCTTCAGCGCCCAATGTCAAAGTCCAAATGGCTGCGGTTATCAACGGCGGGTCTAGTGGTGGCGGCACAATTCTTATCCGCATCAACCCAGGTTCCGTGCTTGGCGGTACAGACTCCAACGTGCAGTTTGGCACCTTGGCCAACAACGATCTGATCGCTTACGACAGTACCTTGGGGTATTGGAAAAACATCCCTGGCAGTTCGTATGGCACGGGCACGGTCACTTCTGTAGGGTTATCCCTACCTGCCATTTTTACGGTGTCGGGCTCGCCCGTCACAACCACAGGTACTTTGACTGCGGTGCTGGCCAGCCAGACGGCCAACTATTTCTTCGCTGCGCCCGACGGCTCGGCAGGTGCTCCAACTTTCCGCGCAATCGTGGCGGCGGATGTGCCCACGCTCAATCAAAACACCACTGGCACGGCAGCAAACGTCACAGGCATCGTGGCGGTGGCCAATGGTGGATCGGGGCAGGCTACGGCTCAATTGGCCATGAACACTTTTGCTGGCGCGGTTACCAGCGGTTCATACTTGAGAGGTAACGGCACCAATGTGGTAATGGATACCATCCAAGTTGCTGACGTACCTACACTTAACCAGAACACCACCGGCACCGCGTCCAACGTCACAGGCATTGTGGCCGTGGCCAACGGCGGTACAGGCACGGCCACTCCCTCACTGGTAGCAGGCACCAACGTCAGCATCACCGGCACTTGGCCAAACCAGACAATCAATTCAAGCAACCCAGGCGGCACGGTCACTTCGGTGGCTGCGACTGTGCCGTCGTTCTTGTCGATCAGCGGCTCGCCGATCACTTCGTCGGGCACTTTGGCCATCACCTACTCAGGAACGGCTTTGCCTATCGCCAACGGCGGCACTGGTGAAACTACAGCTAACACAGCGTTCAATGCACTAGCGCCCAGTCAAACAGCTAATTCAGGCAAGTATCTAACTACTGATGGGACAAATACATCTTGGGCTTCTGTTGCGTCTTCAACTACCAATGCCTATGCTTTTGCATGGTTCTTAAAATGAGGAAACTATGATAGTTTTAGATACAACATCCAAATCCATAACGATAGTTATGTCGGGTGCGGCTGCAACGACAAACCCAAGTTTCACCGCTGCATACGCAGACAACAACGGCACTACGTTTACAGAAGGTGCAAACGATGGCGTTTTAAATGGCACTACGGCAGTGACCGTGGTTGCCGCCCCTGCCGCCTCTACCAGAAGAATAATAAACACAATCACGGTTGAAAACAACGACACTGCCGCCGTAACGATAACTGTTGGTTACCTAAATACTGCAAGCACAAGGGTAATTGTTAAAGTTACTTTACAAGTTGGCGATACATGGACAACTAATGGCGCATACGATACCAACGGAAACCTAAAACAAACTTCAGGTGGGGGAAGCGGCGCAACGATCACCAACGACACTGCTACGGCCACCAATGTCTACCCTGTATTTGCCAACGCACTTTCTGGCAGTTTTACGACGGCGTACATCAGTAACGCCAAGTTGCTGTACAAGCCGTCTACGGGCGAATTCTTGTCCCAGCAATTCAATGCGGGCAACGGAATTTACGTCAACAGCAAAACCGTTTCAACGAGTTACACTATAGCCACTGGAAATTCAGGCATGTCGGCTGGGCCGATCACCATTGCTAGCGGTCAGACCGTGACGGTTTCGTCAGGTTCCCGCTGGGTTGTTTTGTAAAAGGTGCTTCAATGACTGTAACCGCCAAAAATTTAGTTCCAGCCAAAACCGTTGAGGCAACGCAGACAACGCAATATATTGCCAATGGCGTGACCACGATCATCGACAAGTTCACAGCCACCAACTACAGTGGCTCATCGGCCACCATCAGCGTTAACTTGATCACGGCCACAGGCACCGCCAGCAACGACAACTTGATCGTCAAGCAGCGCACCTTGGCCGCGTCTGAGACTTATATCTTTCCTGAACTCGTTGGCCAGATATTGCCTTCTGGGGGATTTATCTCCACAATCGCAGGTACAGCCAGCGCCATCAACATGCGCGTCAGTGGAAGGGAAGTCTCGTGAACGATCTAGTTGATAAGGTTAAATTTCGCCAAAACGTCTTGACGGTTCAAGCCGGATTAGACGCCATGATTGCCAATGGCGAAGTGGAATCTATTGCTGAAGAATGCACGTTGAAACATTATTTTTCACCTAAAGATGAAAAGTATGGCTGCTGCACTTACGCCAGAGAGATAAAGCTCCCTAAAGGGTCGATAGTAATTGGAAAAATACACCGGCACCAGCACCTCAATTTCATCACGCAAGGCGAAGTTATCGTATACACCGAGTTTGGCGAAAAGCATTTAAAAGCACCTTGCACGTTTATCTCAGAGGTTGGCTTGAAACGTGTGGTTCGTGCGTTAGAAGACACAATATGGACAACTGTCCATTTGACTGAATTTGAGTCTGAAACTGAGCTAGATAAAATTGAACATGAAGTTATCGCCCCGTCGTACGACGATTTGGGATTGATTGCATCTGTTGAAGCATTGCCGCAAATACCGGCGCAAGGAGTTTGATATGACATGGGTAGCAACAGCAGTTGTAGGTAGCGCAGCCGTAGGTGCGTACTCAGCAAATAAAGCGGGAAGAGAACAAGCTGGTGCAACGGATCGCGCTGCACAACTTGAACGCCAAACTTCTCAAGAGCAATTAGCTCTTCAAAAGCGTATGTACGAAGAAGACATAGCTCGGCAAAAGCCTTTCTATGATGTGGGCGTCAATGCGTTGCCAGAATTGGTTTCAGCATCAAGATATGAACCGTTTACCATGGATAAGTTTCAAGCTGATCCAGGTTACGCGTTTCGTTTGAAAGAAGGCCAAAAAGCCTTGGAGCGGTCTGCTGCGGCCCGTGGTGGCTTGCTGTCTGGCGGCACTGGCAAAGCGTTGCAACGGTTTGGCCAAGAGATGGGCTCGCAAGAATACACCAACGCATTCAACCGCTATCAAGCCGAGCGTGACGCTCGTTTAAGACCTTTACAGTCGCTCACAGGTATGGGCCAAACTACAAGTCAACAACTCGGTGCCTCTGGTCAAAATTACGCGGGAAGTTCTGCAAATATTGCGGGGAATATGTCTACAAATGTTGGCAATCTCATGACCAGCGGCGCAGCCGCGCGGGCGTCTGGGTACGTTGGCACGGCAAACGCTTTGACGGGTGGTTTAGGTACGTATCTAAACTACAGCCAAGGTCAAAACATGATAAACGCGTTGCAAAATAGATCGCCGGTAGTTAACAATCCTATCGGCTAAGGAATAAAACATGCCTATTGATCCTAGAATTTCACTTGGTGTTCAGCCAATTCAAATTGCTGACCCGTTGGCGCAGTATGGGCAAGTGCAAAACATTTTGGCTGCTCAAGATCAAAGAAGAGCTGCGGGCACTCAAAACGAATTGGCGCAAGCGCAGTTGGGTCAAGCTCGGATGTCAATTCGAGAAGCGCAAGAAGCGCAAGACTACGTAACTCAAGTTATGAACGCAGCCAAGCAAAATGGCGCGGCTACTGACGACCCTATGGATGCGGCTATGCAAATGTTGCGGCATCCAAACCCAAAAGTCCGCGATGCGGGCAAAAATTTGTTTGAGGCAAACCAAACAATCTTGGCGTACCAGCAAGATAAATCGTTTACAAACCGCA